GCTGCCCGCGCTGCGTCAGCGCCTGCTGCATGACCCCGAAGCCGCTGTCGCCGTCGGCGGCCTGGCCACGTGCGGTCAGTTGCTCGACTGGTACGGCGACCGGATGGGCCGTGACCGCTCGCTGTCGACTAAGCGCAAGACCGGCGCGCTGTCGGCGATCAAATGCCACCTGAAGCCGCGTCTCGATTCGGCGCCGATCCGCAGCCTGACCGCCGCCGTGCTCGACAAGGAGCTGATGTGGCCCGCGCAGCAGGAGCTGTCCCTGTCCTACGTGCGGCAGCTGTTCGGACTGCTGGTGGTCGCGTTTCGCCAGGCGCAGAAACTAGGCCTGATCGACAGCAACCCGATGGCCGGACTGAAGTTCGTCGATTTCACCAAAGCTCGCATCGTGCCAAAGGCAGCCCGGCTGCGAGGCGTGCACCTGGTGGATGTGGTGCCCATGCTGGCCGACCTCTTCGAGCAGGCCCCGGCCGAGGCCATGCTGGCGCTGATGATGCTCTGCCATGGCACGCGCGTTGGGGAAACCCGACTGGCACGCTGGAGCGACATCTCGATCACTGATGCCGAGTGGTTCATCCCCGCTGAGAACACGAAGACCCGAACCGAGCACCGCCTTCCACTCACCGCCCAGGCCAAGGCCATGCTCAGCCGGTACCGCACCGCGCAACTCGCCCAGGGCTACGAGGGCATCTATCTGTTCCCGTCACGTCGCGGTCGAGCGCTGAGCGAAGGCCAGGCCAGCAGCGTGTTCACCCGGATAGGGCAGGGCGAGTGGACCAGCCACGACCTGCGTAAGGTGGCCCGCACCGCATGGACCGATCTGGGCATCGACGGGCACATCGGCGAGATGCTGCTGAACCACTCACTGGGCAAGATCGCCAGCACCTACATCAACACCCAGGCCCGCGCGCAACGTCTGGCGGCATTGGAGAAGTGGCATAGCTGGTTAGATGAACGCGGCTTCAAGGCCATTCACAACCTGACAGACGCCCAATATGAAGATTCGCAAAGCCCTACGCAGGCCACGAACGGCGCGGGCTGCGGCACCGTTTCTAACATTGTGAATGGCGAGGTTTCAAAATGATGATTATGGTCGATCCGCGCCGAAAACTGGCAGTCCAGCCCGGCGACATCAGTTCGATGCAGATGGTGCAGGGCATCGGTGGCCGCTGGATTCTGGAGTTGCACATGATCTCTGGCAGGGAGATCGCGATACCGGCCAGCAACGATCTAGGCCAAGTCGATCTGAACGTCATCCACGCCCAGTTAATGGAGGCCAGTCAGTGAAGAAAACTCACGGCCCATCCTTCCGCAAGGAATTGAAGCCGCTGATGGAGTGCGCAGCCTGCCGTGGCACTGGTGCTATCAGGGGCGTGTTTCACCAGCTCGACTGCACCAACTGCCACGGATCCGGCTGGGTCTGCCAGGCGACCGTCGATGCGTTGCCGCTCGAAGACCTGGTGCCACAGCTGAACATGAAGCTGCGAAACATGGCCGCCGAATTGAACCGTGCTCGTCATGCCCAAGGCGGCGCGCACGAGCAGTACGAACAGAACAACCGCCGGGGCGCTGGCGGATCAAATTGGACAGGGGACTGAGCATGAACACTCGCAAACCGCTTCACCGCCCGTTGGGTGACACCGAGCACATGCTCGAGCAGTGGGGATTCTGGCGCATGAATGGGATGGGGGTTCCCAGCTACGCCTCACCGATGTGGGCAATCATGCGCGACGTGATGCCATCAGAATCGAAGGGGTTCACGATCACCGATGATCTTGCCTGCGCTGTGGATGCCGCCGTTGCGCGTCTTTGCAAGCGTGAACAGCAGATGGGCGACATGATCTGGCTCTACTACGGCGCCAAGTGGCCAGCCGTTCGAGTTGGCCGCCACTACCAGGTAAGCGAGATGAAGGCGCGAGAGCTGATCAAGGCTGGTGTGGCCTGGATTGACTGTGTGCTGGAGACTGTTCGGGAAGCCGCATAAAACAGTTGTCCATATGGAATAACCCTGTTTTCATGGCACCGTGTTCAGCTGTTTCAGCGCCGACACACCCAAACTCAAAGCCCCGCCATTGTGCGGGGCTTTTTCGTTTTCAGCCCCGCCACACCCATCGCCCCGAGCTGGGAGTGCTGCGGGGCTGATTCATTCCTACTCCCCAAAGGGGAGGGCAGTCGGATCAACCAAATGCCTGAGAAAAACCCTGACTTCTGGGCGCAGGTCTGGCTCGTCCTCAGTACTCCGCTCTGGCAAGGAGCGATCATGGCCACAACCATTTCCCTATTGCGCGTGCTCTACGAAGGCAAAGAAGCCAACAAATGGCGCGTGGTTCTGGAGGCGTTGATCTGTGGTGCACTGAGCCTGTCGGCCAGCAGCGTCATTGAATGGATGGCTTGGCCGTCCAGCCTGTCTGTCGCCGCCGGCGGCACCATCGGGTTCATCGGCGTGACGGCGATCCGCGAGCTGATCATCAGGTTCCTCGGACGCAAGGCGGACTCGGCATGAAGGCTATTGCTACTGCACTGATCATCGCCCTGGTTGCGCTACTGCTTGTTGGTATCCAGCAGTACCGCGTTGTCGCCCTTCGAGGTGAGGTCGCGATCGAGACCAAGGCGAAGACCGACGCGCTTGCCGCCAACCTCGAAAGCCAGGCGACGATCACCGACCTGCGTGCCGAGGCTGCAAGAAACGTTGCCTACCAGGCTGACCTCAATAACCGGCTCAAGGCCAGCGAACAGAAAGCCCTGAAGGCGAGGAAAGACTTTGAAGACCTCAAGCGTAAGAGCCCGGCTGTTCGTAAGTGGGCTGATCAGCCTCTGCCTGACGGCCTGCGCGGCAAGCCAGCCAGCCCCGGTAAAGACAACAACGGTAAGGCTCGAACCCCCTGAGCTTGTCCCGTGCGAGCGCATCAGCGAAAGCGATGATGACCTTGCCTTAAACGGTGACCTTTGGGCGTTGAAGGATCGGGCAGTGAATCTGCTCGACACCTGCGCCGATCAGGTCGACGCTCAAATCCTTCGCAGCAAGAGCAAATAGGTAAAAACCATGACAGATATCAGCTTGCTGAGAGTCGCGACGATCATTCCCGGCGAAAAGGCGGATGGTTCCAGCGTTCATCTAGCGCAAGGCACCAAGGTCGTTCTCAGTGATGGAAGTGAGCTCGCCGGTGTCACTGGCATCACGCTGCGTGCCGAGGCGGGCGGCATCTGGAAGGCTGTCATTGAGGTGTGCCCGGATCGAATCCTGACGGTCACAGCCGATGCCCAAACTCACGTGGTGGAAGCTACTGACTTGAGCGATGAAAGCCGCCGCTATGCGCTGGTTACTGAGGGTTGCTCTCATGTGCCGAGCGATGGAGCTTTCTTGCTGCAGAAGGGCGAGAAGGTTTTGCTTCATGACGTGTAGCGGATGCGCCGCCCGGCGCGAACGAATGAAGAGGTGGATGAATGTTAGTTACGAACGATCACGCGACCTCCTTGTTGGAAAGGGTAGTGGCAGCACAGGAAGCCCAAGCCAAGGCGATGCAACTGATAGCCGAGCGTCTCGACCTTCTGATTCAGGCGATGGCAGAGGGTGAGCCTGAAGACCCTGACGCGCAGCCTCTCAGATACATGGATGGGTCACCGTGCCGTTGAGACCACAGAAGCCGTGCAATGCCCAGGGCTGCAACGTGCTCACCCGTAACCCTCGGTACTGCGATGCGCACGCGCATCTGCTCAACAGTGCAGCGCGTGCCAAGCCTCGCGAGAGCAGCACCAAACGTCACTACAACTACAAGTGGCAGCAGGCTCGGGCCGGCTGGCTGGTCAAGCATCCGCTGTGTGTTCACTGCGAGCAGCGCGGTCGAGTCACCGAGGCCAGTGATGTCGACCACATCATTCCTCACAAAGGTGACATGAGCCTGTTCTGGGACCGCACCAACTGGCAAAGCCTGTGCGGCCCGTGCCACTCGGCCAAGACAGCCGCCGAGGATGGTGGATTCGGCAACGCGCGCCGCTGAAATGCAAAAAAACCTCGAAAAAACAGAAAAAATGCTTGAAATGAGACGAATTCTCGTTTCAGGGGTGGGGGAGGGTCAAAAGTCCAGGGCCTTCGGCTTCTAGACCGCGCCCTCAGCCTTTCTTACACACCCGCGAAATTAAAAATCCAGGAGTTGCGCGATGGGAGGCACCGCCACGGTCGCCGGCCGTGGTCGCAAACCCAAGCCGACGGCCAAGAAACAGTTGGCCGGCAACCCTGGCAAGCGGGCACTGAACACGGCTGAGCCCCAGTTTTCCAAGATCACCCTAATCGATCCGCCAGATTGGTTCAGCGAACGTGCCGCGACCATGTGGAACATGATCATCCCCGAGCTATTGCGCGAGAACGTCGTTGCGATCACCGACCTGCACAACGTCGAGGCTTTCTGTACTGCCTATGACAACTGGCGCATGGCTCAGGAGTCGATCAAAGCTCACGGTATCGTGGTGTCGGGAGCAACCGGCGGGCCGATGAAGAATCCCGCGCTGACGGCGGCGAATGAAACGATGCGTCAGATGGTTACCTTCGGTTCGATGCTCGGCCTTGATCCTGCGAGTCGCACGCGCCTGATCGGTGGCAACAAGGAGAAAGAAACCAACGAATTCGCCAAGCTACTGAGCTCATAAATGACCAAAACCCTGCACCCAAACGTCGATAAGGCGACGGCGTGGGGAAGGTCTGTGCTGCGTGGAAAGGTTCCGGCGTGCCGCTACATTCACCAGGCCGTTCAACGGCACTTCGATGACCTCGCTGCCAGTAGAAAGCGCGGATTCAAATTCAAGTTCGATCCGGCAAAAGCAGAGAAAAAGCTCAAGCTGATCCAGCTGTTGCCGCACACCAAAGGCGAATGGGCGTTCAAGCGTCAGCTGATCAGCCTGGAGCCTTGGCAGCTTTTTGGCATGGCCGTCACCTTCGGCTGGGTCAAGAAGAAGGGCGGACACCGGCGGTTCCGCGAGAGCTACTGGGAGGTGCCTCGCAAGAACGGAAAGTCCGTAATTGCGGCGGGCGTCGGCATCAGCATGTTCGTGGCCGACGGCGAGTTCGGCGCCGAGGTGTACTCAGGTGCCACCACAGAGAAGCAGGCGTGGGAAGTTTTCAGGCCGGCCAAGTTGATGGTTGCTAAATCGCCGATGCTGGTTCAGGCCGCTGGCATCGAGGTCAACGCCTCGAACATGAACATTCCGTCAGACTTCAGCCGCTTTGAGCCGCTAATCGGCGACCCCGGCGACGGTGCTTCACCCAGCTGCGCGATCGTGGACGAATACCACGAGCACCGCACATCGGCCCAATACGACACCATGCTCACTGGTATGGGCGCCCGTCGGCAGCCGCTGATGTTCATCATCACGACCGCGGGCGCGGATATCGAAGGTCCGTGCTACGACAAGCGCCGCCAGGTCATCGAGATGCTCGAGGGCACGGTGCCCGACGAAGAGTTGTTTGGCTTCATCTGGACGCTCGACGAAGGTGACGACTGGACCGACCCGAAGATGCTGGCCAAGGCCAACCCAAACCACGGGGTGTCGGTGTTCCAGGAGTATCTGGAGAGCCAGCAGGCTCGGGCAATTCGGTCGGCACGCTTCACCAACACGTTCAAAACCAAACACCTGAACCTCTGGGTTAGCGCCAAGTCCGGCTTCTTCAACATGGAAGACTGGAAAGCCTGCGAAGACACCACGCTTACGCTCGAGCAGTTTGAAGGGCAAGAGTGGATTGCGGGCTTCGACCTAGCGCGCAAGTTGGATATGAACTCACGAGCGCGGATTTTCTGGAGGGTCATCGACGGCAAGACCCATTACTACAGCGTGGCTCCTAAGTTCTGGGTGCCGTATGACACCGCCTACAACACCGACAACAAGCGCATGTCAGAGCGGTTCCAGGCTTGGATCAACTCCGGACATCTGGAGGTTACCGACGGCGCCGAGATCGATTACCGGGAAATCCTAGAAGACACCAAGGAGGCTAACCATCAGGCGCCGCTGCGCGAGTCCCCGATTGACCCGCACGGCGCGACCGGTTTAAGTCATGACCTTGATGACGAGGGCTTCAGTCCAATTACGATCACGCAGAACTACACGAACATGTCGGACCCCATGAAAGAGCTTGAGGCGGCTGTAACTGCCGGCCGGTTCCACCATGACGGAAATCCGATCATGACCTGGTGTATCGGCAACGTGATCGGCAAGAACCTGCCGGGCAATGACGATGTCGTGCGTCCCATCAAGCAGGGCGAAGACAACAAGATCGACGGCGCGGTCGCAACGATCATGGCGGTAGGCCGGATCCTGATCTTGGTCAACGACAGCAGCGGCAACATCAGCGACTTCTTCTCAAAACCAATCATCGTTGGATAACTGGACTGACCATGAATACAGGCCTGCTCGTATTTCTTCTGGCGGCCATGGCTGGCCTGTGCCTGCTCGTTGGCGGCATATTCGTTCTGTCCGGTCTGGGCTGGGCACTGGTGGCTGGCGGGGCTGCTTGCTTGGTCGCTGCGGGCTTCGTTCGCAAGGGGCTGACCGGTGAGTAAACCCCTCAAGGCTGTCCTACAGCAGGCGCTGTTCAAGTCGGCTGAGCCCGGGCTTATGAAGTCGTCGCTCGCCGGATGGGTTGGGCGCCGAATCGGTCTGGGTGATTCCTCATTCTGGAACAGCTTCTACGGGACAGACTCCGCATCCGGAAAGACGGTTAGCCAGCAAACGGCGCTGCAGCTCTCCACTGTCTGGGCATGCGTCCGCCTGATTGCGGAGACGCTGGCGACGCTACCCATCGCGCTGTACGAGGACCAGAATGGTGTACCCGTCGTCGCCTCGACTCACCCTGTGCACCGCGTGATCAGCATGCAGCCGAACGCTGACCAGACTCCTGTGGAGTTCTGGGAATGCGTGGTTGCAAGCTTGCTGCTCAGCGGCAACAGCTTCAACGAACCACACTTGGTGGGTCGCGATGTTTCGTCGTTGGAATTCATACTGCCGCAGAGCGTGTCGCCGCCGAAGCGACTCAGCAATGGCGCTATCGAATACCGTTTCATCGATAGCCTGGGCAAGCCTCATACCCTGCTCGATGAGCAAATGATGCACACCCGCGGCTTTGGCACTGACCCGCTTTATGGACTCAGTCCATTGTCGATGGGGCGTAACGTCTTCGGCGCCGCGATGGCGGCCGATGAGTCTGCCAGCAAGATGTTCGCGAACGGTATGAAGCTGGGCGGCGTGCTTTCGACCGATCAGATCCTGAACAAACAGCAGCGTGAAGACATCCGCGAGGACATGGCCGCCAAGTTCGCAGGCGCCGTCAACACCGGGAAGACCATGGTGCTGGAAGCGGGCATGAAGTATCAGCAGGTGTCGATGACTCCTGAAGACGCTCAGATGCTGCAGACCAGGGCGTTCAACGTAGAAGAAATCTGTCGGTGGTTCCGTGTTCCGCCCTGGATGGTGGGTCACACATCCAACAGCACCAGCTGGGGCACCGGGATGGAGCAGCAGATGCTGGGCTTTCTCAGCTTTACCTTGCTGCCTTGGATGAAACGCATCGAGCAGAGCATCAACCGTCGGCTACTGCGGCCTGATGAGCGGCGCCGGTTTTACGCCAAATTTAACCCGGAAGGCCTGCTACGTGCCGACAGTGCTGCTCGCGCAGCGTTTTACAGCTCGATGACTCAGAACGGCATCTACACCCGTGACGATTGCCGGATCAAAGAGAACCTGGCCCCCATGGGCGGTAACGCCGCGAAGCTCACCGTCCAGTCCAACATGCTGCCGATCGACAAGCTCGGTGCCGACGGTGGTGATGCCATCAAGGCTCGGTCGGCGCTGCTCGACTGGCTCAACGACAAGCCGAAAGGTAATTCAGAATGAAGCGCAAAGACCAATCGGTGGCGGTGAAATACCGCTCATTCGACTATGACGTAAAGGCTGTCGGCGAAGACGGCCTTTTTTCTGGGTACGGTTCCGTGTTCGGGGTCGTCGACAGCTACAACGAGGTTGTCGCGCCGGGCGCGTTCCTGGAGTCAATCGCGGATGCCAAGGCGAAGTCACGCACCTTTCCGGTTCTTTGGCAGCACCGTACCGGCGAGCCGATCGGTAGCTGGGATATTGAGAGTCTGAAAGAGGACGACCGCGGCCTTTTCGGCTCCGGCCAGCTCTGGCTCGAAGATGCGCCGTATGCCCGAATCGCTAACCGCGGAATGCAGTCTCGTTCGATCACCGGACTCTCCATCGGCTACTACGTGCGCGAGTCCAGTTTCGATGAGAAGACCCGGATTCGCACGCTGACCAAGCTGGACCTGGTCGAGATTTCCATTGTCACCGTGCCGGCTAACGATGAGGCCCGCACTGACACCATCAAGTCAAAGCTGGCCCACGGCGGCCTGCCTTCGCTCCCTGAATTTGAGTTGCTCCTGCGTGAGGCAGGCTTCTCGAAAACTCAATCTGCGGTGATTGCCAACCGTGGATTGCAGCACCTGCTCCGGAGCGAGTCCGCGGGCGACCTGGCTGAAGCTGAACTCGTCGAGGCGATCAAGTCGCGCCCGGCACTGACTCTCCCATCGTTTTGAGGATTCACCATGCATAACGCCATGAGCAACCAGGCTCGCTCCGAAAACCGTCAGATGCAACGTAAGGAGCACTCCGACGATAAGATCCAGCTGAAGGCGGTTAACGACCTTCTGGACCAGCGAGACCAAGAAATCAAAGCGTTCGCCGAAAAGGCGAGCCAGGAAATCAAGGAGCACGGCACCATCCTGGCCGATACCAAAACCGTTCTGGACGGCTTGGTGAAAGACGGCCTGGGCCTGCAAGACCGCCTGCAAGACATCGAACAGAAGATGGCCCGTCGGTTCGCCGCCAATGACCCTGCCGACCAAAAGTCCGCGGGCGAAGAGCTTTCCGAGTCCGAAGACTTCCAAGCATTGCAAACCCGCGGCCGGGGTATCGCCCGCATCGGTCGTAAGGCCGTGACCAATATCACCAGCTCCACTACCGGTACCGGTGGTGTTGGTGCTGGCATTCAAGCGACCCGCGTCCCTGGTATCGTTGCTGGCCCTGATCGCGAGTTCACTGTTCGCGACCTGATCATGCCTGGTCGGACCGCCTCGAACGCGATCGAGTATGTCCGCGAGACCGGCTTCCAGAACATGGCTGCTCCGCAGGCAGGCGAGGGCGCCGCAAAGGCTCAGTCCGATCTTTCTTTCGGCATGGTGACCACCACCGTCAAGACCATCGCTCACTGGTTCCGGGCCTCCAAGCAGGTGCTGTCAGACATCCCGCTCCTGCAGAGCTACATCAACGGTCGCGCGATCTACGGTTTGAAGTACAAAGAAGAAGAGCAGTTGCTCGCTGGCGATGGCACTGGCCAGAACCTGCTGGGCCTGATCCCGCAGGCAACCGCCTTCAACGAGTCGCTGCGCAAAGCTGGCGACACCAAGATCGACACCCTGCGCCGTGCAATCCTGCAGGTGCGCGTCGCTGAATATCGCGCATCCGCTATCGCGCTGAACCCGGTCGACTGGGCGGATATCGAGCTTACCAAGGACGCCAACGGCTCCTACATCTGGGTCAACGTCCAGGAAGGCGGCGCTCAGCGCCTGTGGAAACTGCCGGTTGTGGACAGCAACGCTGTTCCAGAAGGTGAATTCCTCGTCGGCGCGATGAATATTGCGGCC